GGTTCTGCGCGCGTTCGGTTTTCCTAGTTGCGGCGCGATTTCGTTAGTGCGCGCAGTCACTTGCGCAACATTACAAGAGGAGGCACCGGTGAACAAGGCGGCAATCAGGGCAGAGGCGCGGTCGGCTAGCTTTCGGATCGCCGGCGTCGAAACCGCCGAGGAGTGCATTGGGACGCTGGAGCCGGGCGCGCGGATCGTGGGGCTCACAAAGGGTCAGTTCAGCTTGCTCGATCTGATTCGCGCGGTAGTACGGCAGACCGGGCCGGCCGACGTCGCGTTGTCGACGTGGACAATGGGGATCCGAGACGCGGAAAACGTGTCATGGATGCTCGAGTCGGGGCAGTTGCGGCGCTTTGTGATGCTAACCGACCGCTCGTTCGTGAAAATGAAGCCCGATCGCGTGCGGCGCATCGAGGAGGTGTTCGGAAAGGGCTCGGTGCGGGTGTCGAGGACGCACGCAAAGGTTGCGCTGGTGGGCTGCGGGGACTGGAGGGTGTCGATCCGTTCGTCGATGAATCTGAACCGCAACCGGCGGTGGGAGCAGTTCGATCTCGACGACAACGCGGAGATCTTTGGGTTTTTTGATCGGTGGTTCGTGGAAATGGCCGAGAAGATGCCAGAGGGGTGCAGTCCACCGGGCTCGGTGGTGCATTCGGTGTTCGAGGACGCGCTGGAAGACAGCCGACACAAGGCACCGCCGGTGGAAGAGTCGGAGATGATGCGGCTCGCTCGGCTCGGGTACACGCGGACGGAGATCGCGGCGCGTGTCGGCGCGGCGCTGGATGGAGAGGAGGACGACTATCACCGCGGCGTCTATGAGATCGCGGACGGGTTGCGCGAGGCGACGATCTCGGCCGCTTTGGGCGGCGACAAGCAGGCCCGCGAGCGTGCTCAGTCGTGGGTCGAGCAGCAACTGGAGCTGTTGTGAGCAATCCGCACGACCTGCCGGGCAAGAGAGGCGGGCCGCGGGACGTCGCGGCAGCGCTAGGGATCAGCGTGCGCTACGTCCACAAGCTGGTGGAGCAGGGCAAGTTGGGCAAGGGCTCCGACGGGCAGTGGAACCTCGCGGTAGCGAGGACTGAGTTTGCAGCGGTGCCGGAGCGAGCGGGCCGGCGAACAGCGGAGTCGAAGCCGGAGTCGCGGGCGGGGCAGGGGTTGGCGGATGCGGCGCGTCGCGACAAGATGGCGTCGGCTAAGATGCGCGAGCTGAAGCTGCGTGAGCGCACGGGCGAGCTCGTCGAGCGCGCGGCGGTCCGACGCCTCCTCGTCGACCTGGCGAAGACGACCGCGGGCCAGCTCGACAGCCTCGAGGACGAGCTTACGTCACCGCTCGCGGCGGCGACCGACGAGCACGAAGTGCGGCGGACGTTGCGGCACGGCCTCAACCGCGCGAGGCGGACGATCGCGGACGCGGTGGAAAGTTACGAGGGTCACGACGGATCGCCCGGCGGTCGGGATGCGTACCGGGCGTGGCTTGAGGGCGAACTGGAGAAGTTGGATGAGTAGCAAGCTGAAGCCTGGAACGTACTGCATGCACACGTCGTCCAACCGCGTTGCGGTGGTTCTGGATGACACGTGGCGGACGTCTTTGTGGGTCGATGGGTCGTGGGCGAGGGGATGCATCATCCCGCCGAGCAGCCTGGGGCCGCTCGACGCCGAGCCCGAGGGCGTGACGCCCTACCCCGGTTGCCCGTTTCCCGATGCGTGGGGAGACGAGCCGGTCGAGGAGCCCGATGACGAGTAGCGTGACGGCTGAGGCGATGGCGTTTGCGGACGCCATCCGGCCGCCCGAGCTGCTGCCGATGGACGTGTACGCGGACCGCTATCACGTTCTGCCGGCGGGCTCGGCTGCGGGTCGGCGGTGGTCGACGGAGCGGACGCCGTACATTCGAGAGATCTTGCGGCGGCTGAGTCCTGACGATCCGTGCCAAGAGATCGTAATGATGTTCGCTTCGCAGATGAGCAAATCTGAGGCGGCGCTCGTTTTCCTGGGCCACTCCATTAGCCACGACCCCGGGCATGTGATGCTCGTGCAGCCGACGGTCGACGACGCCAAGAAGTTCAGCAAGCGCCGAGTGGCGAAGCTCATCGACGGCTCGCCGACGCTGCGCGAGTTGGTGGGCCCGACGAAGAGCCGCGACAGCGACAACACGCAGTTGTTCAAGTCGTGGCCTGGCGGGTCGCTGACGATGGTCGGGGCGAACGCGCCATCGGGGCTGGCCTCCGTGCCCATTCAGAAGTTGATTTTGGACGAGGTCGACCGCTACCCGAGCAGCGCGGGCGAGGAGGGCGACCCGGTCTCGTTGGCGAAGCAGCGCACGGCGACGTTCGGCAGCCGGCGCAAGATCGTCGCCCCGTCGACGCCCACCATCGCGGGGGAGTCCCGCATCGAGGCGTGGTATCTTGAGGGCGACCAGCGGGAGTTCTGGGTTCCACATCTCGGCTGCGGGGCCTACCAACGCCTGAAGTTCGAGAACATGCGGTGGGAGAAGGGGCACCCCGAGACGGTGCATATGGTCTGCATTGAGTGCGGGGAGCGCATCGAGGAGCACGAGAAGGCGGCTATGCTCGCCGAGGGCGAGTGGCGAGCGGGCGCTCCGTACAACGGCAAGACCCGGAGCTACCACATTAGCGCGCTCTACGCGGCACCGGGCCTCGGCTGGACGTGGCGGGAGATCGTCGAGAAGTTTCTCGAGGCGAAGGGGGACCCGGCGTTGCTTCAGACCGTCGTCAACCTGCTCTTTGGCGAGACATGGAAGCGTCCCGAGGGCGAGACCATCGACGCTGGCTCCCTGCTGGACCGTCGCGAGGGAACGGAGGTGACGGACGGCTACTACCGCCCCGGCCGACGCATCCCCGACCGCTGTCTTGTGGTTACGGTTGCGGCTGACACTCAGGCCGATCGCATCGAGGCCGAAGTGGTGGGCTGGGGAGACGGCGAGGAGTCGTGGTCGCTCGACTACGTGACTATCCCGGGCAACACGGAGTCGCTGTCGGACCCGTGCTGGGAAGCGCTCTGGCGGGTGGTCGCTCGCCGCTGGGTGCGGACGGACGGCGTGGTACTGCGCGCGTCCATCGGCGGGATCGACTGCGGAGGCACGGGCACGACGACGGACACGGTACTCGAGTGGGTGCGCAGCGTTCACGGTCGAGACGGCATCCCGTGCTTTGCCTTGAAGGGCGGGCCGGCTGGTCCGCGCGCTATCTGGCCAAACAAGGCGACCGTGGCGGAAAGCGGGAAGGGGCGGATGTTCGTCATCGGGCAGGACAACGCGAAGTTGCGACTCTTCGCCCGGCTACCTCACGAGACGACGAGCGCGGGCTATTGCCACTTCCCGAAGGTCTATCCGTCGGGGCGCGAGGCCGACCGCGCTCACTTCGATCAACTCGTCAGCGAGGAGCGCCACGAGACGAAGACGCGCGGGCAAACGACCTACCGCTGGAGGAAGCGCCGCGGCCAGGTCCGCAACGAGGTGCTGGACGTCCGCGTATACAACATTGCGCTTCTCGAGGCGCTGAAGCGGCAGGGCCTCGACTGGAAGGCGGTGGCTATGCACGTCCTTGACTCCCGTGTCAAGTCCTCGGATGATGCACCAGCGGGGCGAAGAACCGAGACGCTCCCCCGTCGCCCCGCGTGGGTGGACCGCAAACGAGGATGGCTCCGCTGATGGCAATCACTCAGACCGACGTCGACCGGCTCAAGGCCATGTATGTGAGCGGCATTCTCGAGTCGGGCCACGGCGCCAAGCGCGTGAAGTTCCGCTCGATGGACGAACTCAAGCGCGCGCTCGATTTCGCCATGGACGAGGTGAACGGCGTTAACCGAGACGCTGCATCGTTCACGCTCGCCAGCTTCAACGCCTCGCCGGGCACGGAGGGCGCATGACGACTCAGACCGCCCCATGGTGGCGTCGCATTTTTGGGCGCAAGCCCGCACCGACGATGCCGGTGGCGGTTCGCGGTTTCGTGCCGCATCCCACCCCGGCGTTTGGGAGCCGGCGTCAGGACGGCTGGCCCATCGCCCTGAGCGGCCCCAACCGCGATCTCGGGATGAAGGCGCCGCAGCTTCGCAAGCTCTCGCGCGCACTCGTCCGCGACAACGCCATTGCTCACGCCGTGGTTCGGGAGTGGACGACGCTCGTGGTGGGTGGCGGCTTTGTGGCCAACTCGACGCCCGAGGCCGAGGCCATCTGGTCGGCGTGGATGAAGCAGTGCGACGCTCAGGGCGCGGGGCGGGACTGGAACACGGTGCTGCGAACGCTGGTCCGAGCGGCAGCAGAGGGCGGGGGGGCCTTCCTCCGACGCCGACCTCGCCGCCCTGGCGACACGGTGGACGGGACGGGCACGAGCGAGCCGCTGAAGACCCTGGTCCAGGTCCAGGTCCTCGAGGCGGAACAACTCAACTGGCATCAGGCTGGCACGACCTACGGCGTGGAACTCGACCCGCTCGACCGGCCGCGCGCCTATCACTTCTTCCGTCGCCACCCCGACGAGGACGCGGCGACGCGCGATGTGGTGCGGGTGCCGGCCGGCGACATCGCCCACTTCTACGACGCGACCGCTCGCCCCGGCGTTCTGCACGGCCTTCCGCTACTGACGCCGGTCATGCAAGACCTTTTCGACCTCGGCGGCGTGCGTGAGGCGCTGCGGGTCAAGGAGCGCATCGCGGCGTCCCTCGCCGTCATTCTCGAGGGCACGGCGGACCAGCTTACGACCCCGGCGGGTGTGCCGCGCCCTCTGGGAACCGACCGCACGGACGGTCTTGCCGTCGACTCGGATGGGGCCCGCGTGGACGGACTTGAGCCCGGCATCATCCTCCGCGCGCCGAACGGCATGAGTGCCAAGGTTGTGAATCCGCCTCAGGCGAGCGGCTACGACGCTAAGTACGACGCCCATCTTATCGCCTCTGGCGCGGGCATCACATACCCGCGGATGACGGGCGACCTGAGCCAGGTGAACTATAGCTCGGGCAAGCTCGGCGAGGCCAACGCATGGGCGCGCGTGCGGACTACTCGCGACGTGCTCAAGGCGATGGTGCTTGACCGCGTGTGGCGCTGGGTGATGCAGGCCGCCGTTATGTCTGGCGACCTCGCTCAGGTGCCGCCGGTTGAGTGGATCGATACGCCCGAGCCGACGCTTGACCCGCAGAAGGAGGCGCAGGCGGCGTCGAAGATGATGGAGATCGGCGCGTGGTCTTGGGGCCACGTCTCGCGGCGGTACGCCGGTTCCGAGCCCGAGCGACACCTTGCGGAACTCGCCGACGAGGTGAAGCGGTTTGCAGAGCTGGGCCTCAAGCACCCTATGGCGGCGACCCCGCCGCCTATGCCGACCGTGCCGGACGAGGCCACCGTCTCAGGTTGAGAACCGCCGTCGCATTTTGAGTTGACTTGCGTGTCAGATCGGGGCAAAGATTGGGCATGCCCAATCTAGACCGCAGTGAGAGTGCGCCTCGGCTTGAGGCGCGGATGCGTCCCGAGACCTGGGACGCCGAGCGTCTCACGGTCGATCTCGTTTGGACCGCTGGTGCTCCCGTTCGTCGCCGTGACTGGCGCACCGGGGAGGAGTACCTCGAGGTGCTTTCGACGCAGCCTGGCGACGTCCGGCTCGGTCGGCTCCAGAACGGGGCTCCGCTGCTCTACCAGCACGACCCGGACTTTCGGGCTGGCGTGGTCGAGCGTGCGACCGAGACCACCGCGTCAGTCCGGCTGAGCCGTCGCGACGACGAGGCGATGGCGGGAATCCGCCTGGACGTCGCTGACGGCATCCTGCGAAAGGTGTCGGTCGGCTACGACCAGGGCGACACCTACGACGACGTCCAGGGTGACGACGCGGCGCCGTACAACGAGCGCGCGGGCACTACGGGCCTCTCGGTTCGGATCTTCCGCAACTGGGAGCCGCACGAGCTTTCGCTGGTCACGATCGCGGCCGACGACGACGCGGGCACCCGCTCGCACAACCCCCAGCAGCCCGAGACCCGGGCCAACGACACCGAGGAGCCGACCATGGCCGACACGCAGGCGCCGGAGGTTCCGGCGGTGGACATCACTCAGGTTCGCGCGGCCGAGCGCCAGCGCATCAACGACGGTCTCGGGGTCATCTCGTGGGCCCGCGGACTCGACAAGTTCGACGTCAACCAGCTCCTCGCGCTCGAGGACGAGGTGCGGACGACGGACATCGGGGTGAGCGAGGTTCGCGCCAAGCTCCAGACCCTCGACGCGGTCCAGGCCGACGCGGTCTCGACGTCCCCGGCTCACGGGGTCGACGTCGTGGCGGACGATGCGGACAAGCGCTCGTCGGCGATCTCCTCGGCGATCCAGCACCGCCTTATGGGCGGCGAGCTTCCGAGCGAGGCCCGCGAGTTCCGCGGGATGCGCCTCCCCGGCATCGCCCGTCACCTTCTCGCACAGCGCGGCGTGTCGACCACGGGCAAGACGGACCAGGAGGTCGTGCGAACGGCTCTGTCGATGCAGCGCTCGGGGTTCCACACGACCTCGGACTTCTCGCACGTCCTGCTGGACGCGATGGGCAAGGCCCTGGTTAACGAGGGCCAGACCACCGAGACGACCTGGATGCGCCTGACGCGCTCGGTCACGCTCCCCGACTTCCGCGACCGCAAGGTCATCGGCTTTGACGCCCTTGCGAAGTTCAAGGACGTCCCCGAGGGCGGCGCGATTGAGATGTCGACGGCCACGGACCGCAAGGAGACTTGGTCGCTCGGCACGGTCGGCACGGGCTTCATGCTGACCCGTCAGGCCATCGTCAATGACGACCTGTCGGCCTTCGCGGACTTTCGCCCCGAGCTGCTTCGCGGCATCGCCGACAAGAAGGAGGAGGACTTCTGGTCGCTGGTCACGGCGAACGGGAACCTCTCCGACGGCGCGGCCTTCTACAACACGGCCTCGGGCACGCTCGCTTCCTCTGGCGCGGCACCCGACATCGACACCATCTACGCCGGCATTCAGGCGATGCGCGGCCAGACGCGCACGGTCGACGGCGAGACGAAGAAGCTGCGCATCGCGCCGCGCTTCCTCGTCTACCCGCTGGCTCTGGCGCCGACGGTCGAGAAGCTCTATGCCACGTGGCGTGAGGGCAACGCGGTGGGCTCGGGCCAGGTCCCGACCCCGGCGGTCCTCGGGCT